GGACAACGCGAATAACAAGACTAATCATCAAAATATTGTTGTAATTAACCAATCTAACTTGTGTAATGAAATTTATCAATACACAGATGAGAATACCACCGCAATCTGTACTTTGTCTTCACTTGTATTGAAAAACTTCATTGAAGATGGTAAGTTTAATTTTGATAAACTTGAAACTGAAGTTGCTAAAATTGTTAAGTCATTAAATGTTGTAATTGATTGCAATAAGTATTCTACGGTTAAGGGCTTTGCCGGTGGTACGGAACAGAGAGCAATTGGTATTGGAGTTCAAGGGCTAGCTGATGTTTTTTATTTGATGGATTACGTATTCACCTCAGATGAAGCTAAAAAATTAAATAAAGAAATTTTTGAGACCATATACTACTCAGCAGTAAAAGAAAGTTGTAGATTGTGTGAAAAGAATGAATACTCACCATATCAATATTTTGATGGTTCTCCTATGCAGAAAGGTGTTTTTCAATTTCACATGTGGGGTATTGATGATAAAAATTTAACTAGATATGATTGGAAGGCTCTTGGTGAGAAAGTCAGTAAATACGGCGTTTGTAATAGTTTGTTTACAGCTCAAATGCCAACAGCCTCTTCAGCTAAAGTTACTGGTTCATATGAAATGACAGAACCTGCACATTCTGCATTATTTAATCGAAGAGTTGTTGGTGGAGAAATAATGATTGTTAATAAATACTTGATCAATGATTTTGAAAAATTAGGCATCTGGTGCGAAGATTTGAAGAACGAGATTATAATGAATGATGGATCTATCCAGAACATTGATTTTAGTAAATATTTTGATGATTATAAAACAGGTGAAACACCTAGCGTTTCTTTGGACAGAATTGAATATCTTAAAATGAAGTATAGGACTATTTGGGAAATACCTCAGAAAGAATTGATAAATATGGCCGCAGATCGTGGCCCATTTATTGACCAGTCACAATCCATGAACATATACATGGCAAATCCTACGCTTTCTAAGATAACAACATCACATTTTTATGCTTGGAACAAAGGGTTGAAAACTTTGTGCTATTACGTTAGAACTAAAGCAATATCGACAGGTGCTAAACATTTGGGTATTGATATTTCTACCTACAAGCCGCCAACACCCCAGGTAACATTACCAAACGTTATCAAAAATACAAAGCCGGAAGAATCTCCATTCGATTGTTTTGGATGTAGTTCTTAAAATTTAAATAAAAATCACAGTGGAAACGCTGTGATTTTTATTTTTTATGTATTTATGTTATATAATTATATATTATGGCGAATGGTAAAACGTATGGGATAGCATTTCCTTTTATTAGGTCTAGTGAAGGCGATTATCTTAAATTAACACAAACGGCTAATGATGAGATAAGGACGGATCTAATACACTTATTATTGACAAGGAAAGGTTCAAGATATTTTTTACCCGATTTTGGTACCAGACTGTATGAATATATATTTGAACCTTTAGATACACCAACTTTCAATAATATTGAAAGAGAGATCCGAGATTCATGCGAGAAATACATACCTAATTTAAAAATTACAGATATTAGTGTTAAAGCGATAGATCCAAATGAAGAAGTTAATTTTTTAACGAATAGTATTGAATCAGATGGTAATACAAGGCAATATGTTTTACCCGGTTTAAATGTAAAAGAATATACGGCTAAAGTTAGGATAGATTACGTTATAACTGATGATGTATTTAACACTAAAGATTTTGTTATTATTAATATATAAAATGGCAGAAAAAAAAATATCATATACAGTAAGGGATTTTCAGCAAATTAGAACTGAGTTAATAAATTTCACTAAGATTTATTATCCTGATCTAATAGATAATTTTAACGATGCCTCAATATTTTCGGCATTAATGGATCTAAACGCGGCTGTTTCGGATAATTTACATTTTCATATTGATAGAAGTATCCAAGAAACAGTTCTTCAATATGCCAAACAAAGATCTTCAATATATAATATAGCTAGGACATATGGCCTTAAAATTCCTGGTGTTAGGCCATCTGTGGCATTAGTTGATTTCTCAATAGTAGTTCCGGCTAACGGCGATAAAGATGATGAAAGGTATGAAGGTCTATTAAGAAGAGGAAGTCAGGTTATTGGTAATGGTCAAGTATTTGAAAATGTATATGATATAGATTTTTCGTCTCCATATGATTCTCAAGGGTATCCCAATAGATTGAAAATACCAAACTTTGATGTAAACAATAATTTAATAAGCTATACAATCGTTAAACGAGAATTGGTTGTTAATGGAATAACTAAAGTGTTTAGGAGAGTTATCACTGCGACTGATATTCGCCCCTTCTTTGAACTTTTCTTGCCGGAGAAGAATGTGCTAGGGGTCACATCCGTTCTGCTTAAGGAGGGTACAAATTATGCGAATGTACCTAGTGCTCAAGAATTCCTTGGGCAGTCAGGTAGATGGTATGAAGTCGATGCTTTAGCCGAGGATAGGGTCTTTATTGAAGATCCTACAAAGCCTAGCGATAACCCTGGTATTAAGGTTGGTAAGTATATCATAACAAATGATAGGTTTATAACTGAATATACACCAGAAGGTTTTCTAAAAATGACTTTTGGTGGCGGTAATACATCCGCAGATGATCAGTTGAGAGAATTCGCTAGAACTGGAATAAATACATTAAGTATGCAATCATACTTAAATAATTTTTCATTAGGTGGTACATTGAAGCCAAACACAACTTTATTCGTACAATATAGAGTTGGCGGGGGGTTAGGTACTAATTTGGGAGTTAATGTTATAAATCAGGTTGGAACAATATCGTTCTTTGTAAATGGTCCTTCAGATACAATTAATGCTCAGGTTATTAATTCTTTAAGTTGCAACAATGTAACGGCAGCTATCGGAGGAGCAGGAGCTCCTAGTGTTGAGGAAGTTAGAAATTATGTTTCATTTAATTTTGCGGCACAAAACAGAGCGGTAACAATTAATGACTATAAAGCTATTTTGAGAAAAATGCCGGGGCAATTTGGAGCTCCTGCTAAATTATCGGTGTTAGAGGTAGATAATAAAATCCTTGTTAAAGTTTTAACTTATGATACAACAGGAGCATTAAATTCTTTGGTGTCTAATACGTTACTAAATAATATATCAGAATATCTTTCTAACTACAGAATGATTAATGATTATATTTCAGTTGAAACTGCTGACGTCATTGATTTATCTATTGAAATATCAATAGTTTTGGATGGTAGTCAAAATCAAGGGGTTATTATTGCTAGCGTTATTAATAAGATAGCAGACTATTTTAGTCCATTAAACAGAGAAATGGGAGAGAATATCAACTTGTCTGATATGACAGCTTTAATTCAAGCTGAAAATGGAGTTATATCTATAAGTGAGTTAAAAGTCTTCAATAAGGTTGGGGGTCAATATTCTTCATCAGAAACATCAATGCCCTATGCTGATGTAGCGACTAAACAAATCGGCCCTGTGGACGAAACTATATTTGCACTACCAACACAAATTTATCAGATTAGGTATCCTAATAAAGATATTACAGTAAAAGTTAAAAATTTCCAGGGAGTAACTATTAGTTAATGATTTATTTATCTGATAAGATAGTTATTTTTAGTAAATAAAAAATCAACTATTTATAGTAAATAAATATTAAATGGGAAAATCCTATAGAATTAAGGCAAATCCTGGCAAAGATAATAATATTGTTGTTGACTTAGAGCAAGATTTTGAGCAATTAGAAATTTTATCATTAAAGATAAGGCAGGATGATGTTTACATAAGAATGTGCTCCGATTATGGAGTTATTGCGGGTAGAGTATTCAGTAATAATGGTTATGGCGTTCCTAACGTAAAAGTTTCTGTTTTCATTCCTGTGACACAGGGCGATTTAGATGACCCGTCAATATCAGAAATATATCCATATCAAACATTTGAGGAAGTTAATAATGATGGTTATAAATATAACTTATTACCATACACCCCATCATATGATGGGCATGTTCCTACAGGGACTTTTCCAACTAGAAAAGATGTTTTAACAAATGATACTGCTTCAAGAATATATGAAAAATACTACAAATATACTGTCAAAACAAATGAAAGTGGGGACTATCTAATTTATGGTGTCCCTATCGGTGGTCAAACATTAATATTTAATGTTGACCTATCAGATATTGGGCAATTTTCAATGACCCCACAAGATTTGACTAGGATTGGAGTTGCAACTGAAAGT